CACGACGCTCTTCCGATCTTACTACCTACCTACTAAAACTATAAAAGCCCCGCTATGTAGCGAGGCTTTTAAGGGTATCCCGGTTAAGGGTTATTATTTCATTGATCCAGTCTTAAAGGCTCCGGACCTACGGGCTACGGCGTCGAAGTAGCCGTTAATGTGGATCCGGATATTACCCAGGTGTGCCTGAGTGAAAGGATCTACCAGCAGGTCAATAGCTCCCCAGCTTCCGATAAGGTACTCTGCCCAGTTCCCGAAGACTATACCGTACTCGTCGCCGCCTACCTGGAGGGCAGAGGCTACGTGGTTGGTAACGAGGACCGGGTACCCGTTCATAGTACCGTCAGGGTTCATAAGGTAGGTAGCCTGGTTAGCTACCTTTACGGTCTTTTTCAGAAGCCCGCGGCCCGCGGCGTTGGTAATGTACTTACAGGTAGCCAGAGCGTTAGCCGTGTCTACTGCGGTCTCCATTGCTACGATATTGGCCCAGCTTGCGGCGCCTGCTATAGAGGGGGCGGAAGCGAAGAGACCGGCGGGCTGGGTAGCGCTTCCGGCTTCCTTACCGAAAATAGTAGCCTCCAGCTTACCAGATACAGCAGCGACGAGGTCGCGCATAAGCAGAGCCTCTGCCTGGGTGCTGTCCTGTGCTATAAACTGCTTTGATATGTCAATAAAAGCGGTAAGGCGCTTAGGCGACATTGTTACCTCTCCGGTAGCTCCGGCTCCGTCTACGGCGGTTATGCCTTCGCCCTTCCAGGCGGCGGTACTTCCGGCGTAAGTCGGGATAGATACGTCCCCTACCAGACCGGTAAGGAATGTAGCTCCAGCCTGTACGGTAACGAGGGCGGCCCTGAGCGGTTCAATCATATTGAGTTTCTGCTCTGCTACGTTCTCCTGTCCGGAGTTAGCGGAGGTAGCCATAATTACGGCGCGCTCCTCAAAAGGAAGGACTATGTCCCCTTTAGAGGCCAGACCGGCGGCCCGCATATCCGCTTTACCGGCTTCGATTACTGCTTTAGAGACGTCGTCCATAGCCTCATTATTAGCCACGGACCGGATAGCCTTAATAAGGCTAAATTTCTGTTTTTCTGTTTTCATTGATCGGATATTTAAAGGCCCGGGGCCGGTTTGTTTCGTTCTTATTTCGGCGTCTATACGCTCTACTTCGGCCTTAGCCTCGTTAAAGGATCTGGTCTCCACTGCTGACAGCTTACGCTTCTCAGCTTTACCCCCGGCTATAATCTCCTGGAGCAGGGCTACGGTCGTTTTACGTTTTTCAATTAACTGGGCTAAGTCCATAGCTTTTTTCTGTTAAATACGGTTACTCAGTAAATTTTGATATGATACCCTCCAGCTCCACGTAGTAGGCGTCTATGTCGTCGGGCTCCGTTACCGGAGGAGCTGGAGGCTCTACTACCGGAGGTTCGGTTACCGGAGGGGCTGGAGGCTCTACTACCGGGGGCTCTACTACTAGAGGAGCTGGAGGCTCTGTCCGCGTCTCAGTAGCGGCCTTAGCCATATTTCTACAGCTCGTCTCCACGTAGGCGGGATCGTTAACCAGGCTAAAGTCCCGGATCATCTCGAACTTAGTAATAGTCCGTATGTAGGTCCCGTCCGGCTTCTGCACCCACTTGTCGCCGTCTTCGGCTACCCGGAAGGAGAAGGAGCAGCTATCCACGGACTTATCCCGGACAGCCATAAGGATCTCCTCCCCGTTAGGGGTGTTACGGGCTGCGAAGTCGAAGTTAACCCCTTCGGCGGTAACGGTCGCCTTAAGTGTACCGCTGCCCTGCCTGCTTCGGGCCATAGGGATCTCGTCGTCTTCGTGGTTCCATAGCATTATAATATCCTGCTGGTCCATAAAGGCCTGGGTAGCGGCTTCCGGTTTAATGATCTCCGTAAACATACCGCCCAGTAAGCGGGACTCTTTGTTAAACACTATAGCGGTACCGTTAATAGTGCGGTCTGCTGCGCTGGCCCGGAGCTCTACTACGTACCGGCGTTCTAAGTTCTCTTTATTCATTTATTTAGGTTTGTGGGTTATTTTACGCTGTTATCTACCTGGGTGTCCGGATTAACTACTTTTTGCTCAGAGATAAGAGCGTCCGTAGGCTGGAGGTTAACCTGTATAAAGGCTCTGTTACCACCCTTAACCGGGAAGGCGGCGTTTAGCTTCTCCCGGATCTCGTTAGTAGTAAAGCCCCCTACCTGGTGCATCTTAGAGTAGTAGTCCGCGCGGCTTACCGCGTCGAGTCTCATAATATTTTCTACGTCGAACTTTAACTCTGTGGAATTCCACTCAGAAGGAAGGAATAGTTTACGGAAGAGTTCGGACTCTATCTTTTCAATTAACGGGGTAAGACCGTTATTAAGGAAGTCTATAGACTGCTGCTCTGCGGTGCTAAATTTCCCGGTCTCACTAAAGGCTAGCGAAGGCGGGACGTTAAAGAAGCGGCATATTTCTATAACATTAAACTGTCTGGACTCTAAGAGCTGGGAGTCCTTAGGATTAATACTTATAGACTGGTAGTTAAGGCCGTCGCCCAGTACTACTATTCCGCCGCCGCTGCCCCCTAGTTCGGGGTTAATCTGGGCCATAAAAGCGGTCTTAGCTTTACCGGCTTGCGTTGTGCTCATAGTAGCCCCGTCCTTCGGGCTAAGGATCCCGGCTAAAGAGGCGCCGGACTTCCAGAAGTTAGCGGCGTGGCTCTCTGAGCTGTAGGCTATCCCTAAGGTGTCCGCGGCGTACTCTAGTGTACTTATACCGGTTATTCCGTCTATGGTGTAGTTAATTATGTGGCATATCTGGGACTTGTCATAAGCCCCCGCCTCAGTCCCCAGGAGGTTATTATAGTAGCGTATGTCGTTTCCTATTATCTCTACCCTTACGAAGTCCGGATCCAGCCGGGTAAGGTTTAAGACTTTACCGGTCCGGGTGTCGCGGTCTATAAGTATATACCCGCTACCTTTGGTAAGCATATCCACTACCAGCAGCTTTTTAAACATATAGGCGCTGATAAACGGGTTAGGCTGTACGTTAAGCAGGTTAAAGAGGGGGCTCTCGAAGTTAATGTACTTCCAGTTATCCCGGTAGGTATAAGGGTTAAGCGGGAGGGAGGCTATAGCGTCGGAGAGCAGGTTAATACATCGGTATACAGTGCTTAACTTTGTGGCCTTCTCCGCTTTGTAAGCAGCGGAGCCCCCTATCCGGAGCGTTCCCAGAACCACGTTAACCCAGTCTATAGACCGCTTCGCAAACCTTTTAAATATGTTTTTCACAGGGGTAGTATTTTTGTTAAATACTACTTAGGCCGGAAAATTGATTTTTAAAAAGTGTTAGATTACCTCGAAGGAGTATATAGGGCTCTCCAGTAGTCCGCCGTAGGCGTTAAGGATAGAGGCTACCCCGTCTATTTTTTTACTCTTACTACTCTTATCTATAGCGTAGTTACCCAGCTTATTGATAACTATTATAACATTCCCAAACATCCAGCGGGTAATAGAGTTACGCTGTATTACGAAGTTACCGGACTTAATTAGCCGCTCTACCTCCTTTATAGGTTTGTTAAGGCTTCCGGGCATCTGGCTAAATGGTACGCATTTAAAGCCCGCGTCCGTAGCGGATATTATAAACTGGGTAGAGTTGTACTTATCGTAGTAGATAGCCTTTATGTTAACCCCCAGTACGTCCCGGACGCGGATAAGGTCCCGGAGTATGTAGTCATAGTCGCAGACGTTACCCGGGGTTATGTTTATCTCCCCGTTAGCCGCGGCCTCCTTAAAGGACATTATGTTAACCTTAGAGTTAATGGAGTCCTCCGGTATGTAGTACTCGTTAAGAGCGTGGGGAGTCCCTCCAGGGTTAAAGAGGTAAGTAGCGGAGGTAATGTCTGAGACGGAGGCTAAGTCTATCCCTACTATACAGTCCTGCTCTTTAAAGATATCGTCCGTTATCTTTATATCCCTCAGGGAGGAGGTTAGGATCTCGTCCGGGATCCACTCCTCCTGGGTGTTGGCCTTTAGCCAGCGGTTAAAGTGCTTAACTACTACTCCGGCCTTCTCCGCGGCGTTGTTCTTAGCCTTCTGTACTTCGGAGCGTAGGTAGCTGGTCTTTACGCTTACCTCTATGTTAGGGTTAGCCTTTATCCAGAGCTCCTCTTCTGTATAGTCTTCTTCCTTATCCAGCGTATAGATAATAACAAAGAGGCTGGAGTCTTCCTTCATCCCTGCCAGTATATCCGTACCGTAGGTCCGTAGCGTGAAACAGAAGGACTCAGTATTAAAGCCCGCGGTAGTAATTATAATTAATAGAGGCTCGTCCCGGCTACCCTGGGAGGACTTTAGTACGTTGTACATTGAATTGTCCGGCGCTTCGTGGAATTCGTCTATAAGTATGAAGGATCCGTTAAGACCGTCCAGCTTAGAGGCTTCGGAGGCGGTTACTATTAGCTCGTTATCTCCGAACTTTATAGAGCTGTAATAGGGTATAAGGCTCTGGGCTTTCGGGTCTAGTTGCTTACAAAACTTCTTAATTTTCTTAAAGTCTACGTTTTTAGCCTGGTCCTTACTGTTAGCGGAGATTATAACCTGCGCGTCTACGTCGGTTAACAAGTGGTACATAGAGAGGCCCGTAGCTAGCTGGCTTTTACCGTTCTTACGGGCCAACTCTACGTAAGCCTGCTTATACTTCCGCTCCTCTGTAGCCTTCTCTATTACCCCGTATATGTTAGCTACTATAAAGGTCTGCCACGGCTCCAGGATAAACTTTTTAGGCCTCTTCTGCTCCGTTAGGTCCAGAGCGCCTATAAACTTAACTACCCGGTCCACTTCCGCGGGGTTATAGTAGTATAGCGGGTTACCCTCCTCTATGTCGTTAAGGAAGCGCTGGGCGGCCTGCTTTACATATAGGCAGGCTGGTATTTTACCGGAGATAGCGTCCCGGGCGTAGGCTGTAGCTTTGTCTAGGTTAGTCATTAATATAGAATTTAACCCAGGATCTCCAGTAACCGGAGGACCGGATTATAAGGTTATTGTTAAAGTAGAGCTCGTACTCCGCCGTACCGCCCTCGTAGATAGTATCGTTAGAGACGTAGCCTGTACTATGCCAGCGGATAATAGAGCGCTGGATCCCGCAGTTAGTGTTAACCACGTCGTAAACCATAGTATAGCGGATAGAGTCCGACATACAGACGTTTATAGTAGTGTCCGGGAAGGACCACCACCTAAGCAGGTATACAGAGTCTCCGGTATACCGGATCTCCCGGCGGGCGGATATCGTCTTACAGGCCAGCTCCGGTATATCGTACCACAGCCTACCGCTCCAGTTACCCTGCTTAGGCGTTCTTATATCCTTAGAGCTGTGGTAAGCGTAAGCCCGGTTAACCGTCGGTACGTACTCCGGTAACTCCTCCGACTTATCACAGGCGGTAAGCAGGGCTAAAAGTATTAACGGGTAGTATTTCATCTCTTTACCGGTTTATCGTCCTTTAATGATTTTACCAGCTTCTCCAGGTCGGACTCCTCCTCTCCCGGGCTCTTCTTATTGAACCTCTTTAGCTCTCCTATCTGCTTACTTACCTGTACGCTGAGCTGGTAGGTTAAGTATAGGTTTTTAGTTATCCCGTCTACGGTATAGTCCAGGACAAGGTTATTATAGAGCTTAAGGTTATTAAGGATAAGCTCCCGGGTAGTCTCGTCCGCTCCCAGCGCTTCTAAGTCCTGCGCGGCTTGTGTAAGGTCTATTATCTCCATAGTGTTAAATACTCTCGTTAAAGTCTCTGGTACGCAGCCCCAGCCTTCCGGCTACCGCGCGGTAGGTGTTTAGCTTAAGGTGCATAACTCGCATTACATAGCAGCCGAAGCCGCGCGTATCAAAGTCGTTATCCAGTAGGTACTGCTTTAGCAGCATAAGGAAGACGCTGTTAGTAGCGTTAACTACCCGCTGCCCTTTTAGCTTTAGGTCTATCTCTGCCATTACCCGCTCCCGTATCTGCTTTACCTCCTGCTCCCGGTCCAGATCGTCCGGCTGTACTGTTAGTAGTTCGCTCCTGTACTCGTCGTCTATGTACATACCAGATACATAGGCCTCACTACCATAGCGGTTAAAGTCCCCTACATCGTCGCGTATAGCGTCCGCAGATACACAGAATAGAGAGGTAATGTCTACAGTAGAGTAGGTCTTAGGCTTCATTATGTATGTAAGTGCATAGTTACGGGCTGCTACCCAGAGATACTGGAGCGCGCCCTTTGGCTTGTCCTCTGATAGCTTAGGCAGGACCTTAAATACTAAATGTACTACTATGTCCTGCTGCTTCTCCGGATCCGGTCGAAGACCGAAGGAGTTAAGACAGCGCGTAGCCATCTCGTATAG